CGGAAACGAACTGGCGCCCCTACGTGGACCTCGCCGCCTAACCCCGTGGAGAACAACATGATCATCCCCAGAGAGCCCGCTCCGATCACGGTGTCCGCAGGTTCGCCCGTATCGATGGGTGAAGGCCTGAACCCAGAACGTCTCCGCGTGTCCAGTGAGGACAAGCTCCGGCTGATCCGCGACACAGTCGAAGCCCAGACGCCATTCGGGACCGAGTTGGCGAACTTCCAGCGCCGCCTCCGTATCGTCCTCGACCTGTAACCCACCCCAAGCATTAGGAGGCCATGATGGCACTGCCCGAAAACGGCACAGCATGGCCGCCGGTCGAACTCGCCGCGATCCTGCCCAAGTACCGCGAGTTTGCCAGCTGGTACGCCAACGACGTCGAAACCCTCACGGACATCTACACCCGGGCGACCGGGCGCAAGGGTGTCCTGTCCCGCCTCCGGACCTGGTTCCTGGGGGCGAAGACGAACGGCGCCGTTGAGACGAACTCCATCCACGTCCCGCTCGGTCAGGAGATCTGCCGGACCGCCGCGAACCTGCTCTACTCCGAACCTCCGAAGGCGACGGTCATCCCGCCGACCGAGGGCACGGACGTGACGCGGGCGCAGGAGCGGCTGGACACCATCGCGGGCCCGGGCTTCGAACAGCTGTCCATCAGTGCGGCCGAGATCTCCGCGGCACTGGGCGGGGTGTTCAAACGCATCACCTGGGACGCCACGGTCAAGGATCACGTGTTCATCACGAAGGTCGACGCGGACGCCGCGCACCCGGAGTTCACCGCCGGGCAGCTCACCGCCGTGACGTTCTGGCAGGTTGTGGGCCGGACCAACTCCACGGTCTGGCGCCTGCTGGAACGGCACGAACTCGACGCGGCCGGTGTTGGCGTGATCGTGTACGGGCTCTACATGGGCACCGACGAAAACCTCGGCACCGCGCAGGCCTTCGACGCTCACAAGGCCACGGAATGGCTCATGCGCCCCGACGTGCTGTCCGAACTCATCGACGGGAACACGCTCTCCACCCTCACCCCCGGGCTCGGCGCCGTGTACGCGCCGAACATCCTGCCCTCCTCCATGTGGCGCAACGACCCGCTCGGCTGCAACCTGGGCCGGAGCGACCTTGAAGGCATTGAGCAGATGCTCGACGCCCTCGACGAGCTCTACAGTGCATGGTTGAAGGACATCCGGCTCGGCAAGGGCCGCCTGATCGTGGGCGAGTCCATGCTCCGGGACCTTGGCGCCGGCCTCGGTGCCGGGTTCGACCTGGACGAGACCATCTTCACCCCGGTCAAGGCCGCACCGTCCTCGGCAGGGTCCGAGAAGATGGCGATCGAAGCCGTGCAGTTCAGCATCCGCACGGACGACTTCCTGAAGGCCATCGACCACTTCCGCCGCATCATCCTCGCCGCCGCCGGCTACAGCCCTTCCACGTTCGGGCTCACCGACGACGGGGCCGCCATGACGGCCACGGAGGTCGCGGCACGGCAGCAACTGTCCTTCACCACCCGCAAACGCAAGGTGTTGGGCGTGAAGCCTGCCGACGAGGCGATCCTGTCCAAGGCCCTCGCCGTGGACGCGGTCATCTTCCCTGCCGGGGGTGCGCAGCCGTTCCGGGTGGAGTGCGAGTTCCCCGACGGCGTGTCCGATGACCCCAAGGCGATCGCGGAAACCAACCAGCTGGACTACAACTCCCAGTCATCCTCCATCGAGGAGCGGGTCCGGAAGCGCAACCCGGATTGGGACGACGCCAAGGTCCAGGAGGAAGTCACCCGGATCAAGGACGAGTTCGGCCTCGCCCCGCTGACCGACCCCGCCAACCTCGGGATCGACGGGGCCGGAATTATACCCCAGCAGGCCCCAACCTTCACCGGATAGGATGCGACCATGGCGAACATGCTCCGGAATAAACGCCACTTCTGCCAATGCTGCGGCACTGTCGAGTTCACGGCGGGGCAAGCGCGCCGAATGGAAGGGCGAGGGTGGCTGAAAGACCAAACCGCCGCCCTCGTCCCGTCTCGCCACGAAGAAGACTATGAGATGAGCGACTGGGACTGGGATGGTGCCTCTGCTAACGATGGCAGCGACCTCGAAGGCATCCCGGGTGTGACACTCTCGACCTACCGTTAGGATGCACCCATGGCGATCCGCCCGGACGATGCCGCTGTGCTGGCCAAGGACCTCCGCGAACTCTATGCGGAGGCCGAAACCAGCCTGCTCCAACGCATCGCGGCGGCCCTCGCCAAGGGTTCGGACGCCCCGGACTGGGCTGAACAGAAGCTCCTGAACATCCAGGCACTCTCGAGGCAGGTCGACGGCATCCTCGCTGACCTTGCCGCGAACGTGCCCGGGGCTGTGGAGCGCGCCGTGGGGCTGGCGTACAACCGGGGCATCGCAACGGCGGGCACGGAACTGACCGCCGCGGGCCTCGTGCACGGCGCGTTCGGGGAAGTGCAGGCCACCTCGGCCGCCGCTGCGATCATCTCCGAGACCACGGCCCGGCTCACGCCGATGAGCTTCCAGATCCGCCGCGCCACGATGGACGTCTACCAGCAGGTCGTCACCCGCGTGGCCGCGCAGACCGCGCTTGGGACCATGACCCGGCGGGAAGCGTCCCGCGACATCCTCACGAGGCTGGCCGCGCAGGGTGTGACCGGGTTCCGGGACACCGCCGGCCGGAACTGGAACATGGCAAGCTACGCGGAGATGGCCGCGAGGTCCGCGACGTCGAACGCCATGCTGCAGGGCCACACCGACCGGATCCAGGAGTTGGGTATTGACACGGTCATCGTGTCCAACGCGCCCGAGGAGTGTAAGATCTGCCGCCCGTTCGAGGGCAAGGTCCTCTCCCTCTCCGGACGGACCACGGGCAGGCTCAAGGACGGGCGCACGGTCGTCGCGTCACTGGCTCAGGCCAAGAGCGCCGGACTGTTCCACAACAACTGCCGTCACTCGCACTCGATCTACCTTCCCGGCATCACGAAGGGACCCGGCACCGACCTCGCCGATCCGGCAGGGGACGCGCTCCGGCAGCAACAGCGCGCCTATGAGCGCCGCATCCGGGAACTGAAACGCCAGGACGCCATCTCGGCCGAGTTCGGCGGCCCGCAAGCCACGCAGGCCCGGGGCAAACTTCGCGCCAAACAGGCCGAGTTCCGCGAATGGCGCGAGACAAACGACCGCAAGGACTTGTCGTATCGGACCTCGCTGAAGGCCCGCTAGACACACCACCCCATCACCGAAGCACCCGCTAACCCCGGGTGCTTTTCTATTGCCACTTGGAGGGCACATGAAGCGCAAAACCATCCACGGGATCGACCCCTACGCCCCGGGCGGCATCGACGCCCTGCTCGCCCACCACCGGCTGACCTTCGGGGATGCGACGATGTCCGTCGCGCCCGGTGAGCCCGCACCCGCGGAGCCTGCCGCACCCGTCCCGGCCCCGGCCGCGCCCCCTGCTCCCCCGGCCGCCGCGAAGCCGTGGGGTGACGACTCCCAGTTCGACCCGGACAAGGCGTGGACGCTGATTGAGAACCTGCGCGCCGAACTGAAAGCCAAGGCCGCGCCATCAGCACCCGCCCCCGCGCCCGTGGCCGCCCCTGTGGCGCCCGCACCGGCCGAACCTGCCCCCGTGGTCCCGGACCCGGAAACGGAAGCGCTCAGGACCGAAAACAGGAACCTCCGGATCGACTCGGCCATCATCGCCAGCCCCGAAGGCAACCCGCTGATTCTTGCTGTCCTCAAAGGCGAGGGCAAGCTCACCGACCTAGACCCCAAATCCTCGACGTTCCAGGCGGACCTCGACAAGTTGGTCAAGGATGCAGTAGCAGCACACCCCCAGCTCAAGACGGTCCAGGCGGCCGGCGCGAGTGGCGCGAATTTCCCGGGAGGCTCCGGGGAGAGCGCAAAGAAACCCACCACCCTCGCGGGTGCCGTAGCCAACCACTACCGCACCTAAACCGCTTAGGAGAACACCATGGCGATCACCCTCGCTGAAGCAAAGCTCAACGCCCAGACCGACCTCGACGTCTCCGTGATCGACGAGTTCCGGACCAACCCCATCCTCGACCTCATCACCTTCGATGACGCCGTGAACCCGGCTGGCGGCGGAGCGACGATGACCTACGGTTACCGGCGCCTCCTGACCGCCCCGACCGCCGCGACCCGTGCGATCAACTCCGAGTACTCCGCCCAGTCGGTCACGACCGAGCAGAAGACCGTGAACCTCGGCGTCCTCGGTGGCAGCTTCGACGTCGACCGTGTCGTGGCGAAGATCGGCCCGTCCGCGTCCGGCGCCGTGGCCCTGAACATGTCCCAGAAGATCAAGGCCACCCAGGCCCTGTTCGGGGACCTCGTCATCAACGGCGACACCGCCGTTGACGCCAACGGTTTCGACGGCCTCGCCAAGGCCCTCGTCGGCACCTCCACCGAGGACACGGCCGTGCACGACTGGACCGGCACCATGGACCAGGCGAAGGCCTTCGCGATCCTCACGGACGTCGACAACCTGCTCTCCCTGCTGGACGGTGCAGCGGGCGGCCTGATCGGCAACCGCAAGGTCCTCGCCCTGATCAAGGCGGCGTCCCGCTTCGCGAACCAGTACGTCGAGCACGTCGGCCCGATGAACACGGCCCTCGTGTCCTACGCCGGCGCGACCCTGATCGACGCCGGCCTGAAGTCCGGTTCGGCTTCGGACGTCATTCCGGTCAACGTCGCGGACCCGGACACCACGGGCCCGCTGGTCGCCGGTTCGACGGCCCTGTACGCGGTCCGCTTCGGCCTGGACGGCTTCCACGGCGTGTCCACCGCGGGCGGTTCGCTGGTCAGCACGTGGCTGCCGGACTTCTCCACCCCGGGCGCGGTGAAGAAGGGCGAGGTTGAACTCGGCCCGGTCGCCGTCGCACTGAAGGCCACGAAGGCCGCTGCGGTCGCGAAGAACATCAAGGTCCAGTAGCACCACCTGCGCGGGCGCCTGTCATGGGCGCCCGCGCACCCACAACACTTTAGGAGCCACCATGGCGAAGATCACCGCCCCCGTCAAGGACTTCAACGGCGACATCGCCGGGGTCCAGTTCAGCAACGGCACCACAGAAACCGACAACGAGGCAGTCATCAGCTACTGCGCCGGCGCCGGTTACACGGTCGAACTCGACGAGCTGCCCGAGCCCGAGCCCCTGGCCTCCGGGATTGAACCCGTAGACCCCGAACCGGCACCCGAGCCCGAGCCCGAGCCCGAACCGGCGCCTGAGCCGGAACCGGCGCCCAAGCCCCGCCGCAACGCCAAGCCCGAATAACCGAACAGGAGGCCCGTTGTGCGGATCTACGCCACCCCCGAGGACCTGGCCGCATGGCTGGACCCCGACACCGCCCCGGCGAACGCCACGGGCCTCCTGCGTTCAGCGTCCGGGCTGCTCCGGTCCGAGACGAAGACCGCGATCTATGCCACCGACGCCGACGGCTACCCCTCAGCGACTGATACCCGGGCCGCGTTCAAGGACGCCGCCTGTGCGCAGGCGAAGTTCTGGGCAGACCACGGCATCGACCCGTCCCTCGGCGCGGCCGGTGTCGCCCCGCTCGCGGCGTCCAAGTCCATCGGCGGGGCCTCCATCCAGTACTCGACGTACGTGTCCACGGCGGAGGCGCGGGCGAACGCGGCCGGCACCCTCGGCCCCGACGCCTGGTACATCCTCAACGACGCCGGACTGTTGGGTAACCCGGTGGTCCTGCTGTGAAGGGCTTCGAGGAGTTCATGGTCCATCAGGTCACGGTGGAAACCAAGACGGGCGAGGACTCCTGGGGCAACGTCAACACCGTCACCTCCGACCCCATCCCGGGGTTCCTCGACGACTCCCGGGCGCTCGTCCGTTCCGCGTCCGGGGATCAGGTCGTGTCCGAGTCGACGTTCTACACCGGCAAGGAACACGCGGCCCTGTTCGCCCCCGAATCGTTGGTGAACCTCCCCGACCGGGCGTCCACCGTGATCCGGTGCAAGACCGCCGACTCCGGCCCGCTGGACCTCCCCGACCACATCGCCGTCACGCTGACATGAAGGCGTGGAAAGTCTCCATCAACCCCAAGGCGAAGGACATCCTCAACGGGTCCGCGAACCGCGGCGTGGCGCTGGCCGCTGAGCACCTGCTCGGGGTCGCGAACGAGAAGGTCCCCATCGAGGAATCGACACTGCTGAAGTCCGGGACCGTCTCCACCGACCCGGAGAACTTCGCCGCCGCCGTCAGCTACGACACGCCCTACGCTGCCCGCCAGCACGAGGACATGCACAACCGGCACGACGACGGCCGCACCGCGAAATGGCTCGAGAACGCCATGAACGCCGAAGTCGAAACTGCCGCGAAGATCATCGCCGACACCATCAGGGGGGATCTGTAGATGGGATTCACCACCAACCTCCTCGCCGGCGTGGCGGAGCTACTGCACGCCGAGAACGTCGGCCGTTGGGTACCCCAGGGCTCCGGGCAGACCTTCACCGCCACGGACACGGCCATCGTCGTCGACTCGCTCGGCGCGTCACCGGACAAGGGTATCGCCCTGACCCTGTACGACGTCGAACATACCGGCGGGACGGGCTCCGTCATGGGCCTGCAGTGCCGGGTCCGCGGCAACCCCAAGGACCGCACGGCCGCGAAAGACATCCTGGACCGGCTGTTCGACACCCTCCACGACTTGGAGGCGGTCACGATCGGCGGAGTCCCCGTCATCCGGATCTGGTGGCAGTCCGGTGCGAACCTCGGCCCGGACTCGCTGAACCGTCCTGAGCACACCGCAAATTTCTATATCCAACTCATCAGATCCGGCACCCACCGGGAAGACTAGGAGCACCAAATGACCGAAATCATCAGTGGCGTTGTCCGCGACTGGCAGCTGGAAGTTGCCGCGTACACCGACGGCGCCGAACCGACAGCTTGGACCCGCGTAAAGGGCATTACCAACTTCACCCCGCCGGCCATCGAGAAAAACCTCGAGGACGACTCGTCCTTCGACTCCGACGGCTGGGCGTCCGAGATCGCCACCGGCCTCGGCTGGAAGGTGGAGGGCACCGTCAAGCGGGCCCGCGCTTCCCTGACCGAGGACCCGGGCCAGGCGATCCTGCGGGCGGCCGGTTCCGGGATGCTCGAGGACGGCCTCGTGCACGTCCGCATCGTCAACGCGACGAAGCCGACCGAGGGGCGTACCGGCATCGCCGACGCGTCGTTCACCGATGAGGGCGGCGCACACACCGACCTGACCACGGCCTCCTTCAGCCTCTCCGGCCGCGGCCCGCTCGCGGACGTCGTCATCACCCCGTAACCCCCTCTACTCCCGGCGCGCAGTTTCCAAGGGCTGCGCGCCGGGCTCCACCCTTGGACCTTGGAACCCCTACACCTTGGAGAACATCGTGACTACCCCCAACCTTGAACAGCTCGGCTCCTTCCTGGACCCGTTCCTCGCCGTACCGTTCCGCGGGAAGACCTACCAGGTTCCCGCCGTGTCCGCCGAAACCGGCCTCCGGCTGCAGAAGCTCGTCTCCGCCGGGATCCGCGCCGCCACCGAGGAAAGCCTCGACCCGGCGTCCATCGAACTCGTCAACGACGCCGAGGAGCTGGGCTTCTATGAGCAGATCCTCGGCCCCGTCTACCCCGAACTGATCGCTGACGGCGCATCCTTCCCGGCCCTGAAGTTCATCGGCTCCACCGCCCTCCTGTGGCACACGCAGGACTTCGCCACGGCCGAAACCTTCTGGAAGGCAGAGGGAAAAGCGCCGGCCCAGAATCGGGAACAGCGCCGAACGGCGACCCGGATATCTACGGCCGCGGCGACTACGACCCGGAAACGGGCCTCTCGGACTGGTACGACTACCCCGAAGGGCACGGCAAGCCGGGCCTGAAATGGTCCGAAATCCTCAAGCACTGGAACGCGATCGAAGCTGACCTGCAGGACGCCGGCATCGACCTTAGCTCCGGCATCCTGCGGGCCCGTTCGTGGCGGTGGCTGCAGGTCCGCATCATCGGCCTGATCGGCAAGCCACCGACGTTCCACCCCGACGGCCGGGTCATCGCCGCCACCCGCCTCGGCCTGGCCCTGCACCCGATCGAAGCACCCCGCAAACGATAACTAAACAGGAGGTCCGTCGTGGCTCTAAATCTCGGTGAGCTGTTCGGCACCATCGGCCTCGACGCCTCCGACTGGGACAAGAAACTCAAAGGCGCCCAGGGGTCGCTGAAGAAGTTCGGCGTGGCCGGCGCGGCGCTTGCCGCAACGGCGGCGGCGGCCATCGGCGTCGCCATCACCAAGGGTGTCGTCGACTCCATCGACATCGCGGCAGGGAACGACAAGATCCAGGCCCAGCTCGGGCTCACGGAGGACCAGGCCGGCAAGGCAGGAAAAGCGGCCGGGTCCCTGTACGCCAACAACTACGGCGACTCCATGGAACAGATCCAAGCCGCGACGGGCTCGGTCATGTCCTCCATATCAGGAATGCGGGACGCCTCACAGGCCGACATCGAAGACATCACCATGAAGGCCCTGAATCTTGCCTCCGCGTTCGAGGTGGACGTCGGCGAGGCTGCAGGAGTGGCGGGCCAGCTCATCAAGGACGGCCTCGCCAAGGACGCCACCGAGGCGATGGACCTCATCACCAACGCCATGCAAGGCGTCCCGGAAGCGATGCGCGGCGAAATCCTCCCGATCATGTCCGAATACGGGAAGCACTTCAAGACACTCGGCATCGACGGGACGACGGCGTTCGGCATCGTGAAAGCGGCCGCCCAGAACGGCGCCATCGGCATGGACAAAATCGGCGACAGCCTAAAAGAGTTCACCCTGCTGGCGACCAACCCGTCCGAATCCGTAGCGGCAGCGTTCGAGGAGATCGGGCTCAGCACCAAGGAAATGGCCGATGGCATGGCGAAGGGCGGCGAGGCCGGGCAGAAAGCCTTCGCCAAGACCATCGCCGGGCTCCAAGGCATCAAGGACCCGGCACTGCAGGCCCAGACCGCGATCGCCCTGTTCGGCACCCCGCTCGAAGACCTCGGCACCGACAATATCCCGGCGTTCCTCGGCCAGCTTGACCCGATGGGGGACGCATTCGATTCCGTGGCGGGCGCTGCGGACAAGATGAACACTGACCTGAACTCGAACGCGAAGGCCGGTTTTGCCAGCTTCCAGCGCCAGGCGGACGCTGCCCTGATTAAGTTCGTCCAGGACAAGATCATGCCATCCGTCGCAAATTTTGCGTCCTTCCTGAGCACTGACGTAGGCCCGGCAATCCAGAAGATCAACGGCTGGATCGACGACGACGCCCTTCCGGCGCTCGGCCGGTTCTCGAAGTGGTTCACCGACAACCTTCCGGTGATCACGAACTGGGCACAGGGTATCGGGTTCCTCCTGATCCCTTTGTTCCTGCGGATCGCGATCTCCGCGACCGTCTCGGCCGCCGCGCAGGTCGTCGCATGGGCTAGCGCTGGGGCCGGCGCGATAAAAACGGCCGCGATCTACGTCGCCCAGTCCTACATCATGATCGGCCGTTGGGTAGCGATGGCCGCCGCCGCCGTCGTGTCCGGCGCTGAAACCGTGGCGATCTGGACCCTTTACAAGGTCGAGGCGATCAAGGGCGCCGCCGTGTATGTGGCGCAGTCCGCTAGGGTTGCCGCCGCCTGGGTTGCGATGTCCGCGGCGGCTGTGGCCTCCGGCATCAAGACCGCCGCCGTGTGGACCGCGCAGGTCGTCGCGACTGCGGTAACGTCCGTCGTGTCCTTCCTCGTCCAGACGGCCCTCGTGGTCGGTGGCTGGGTAGCGATGGCTACCGCCGCAACGATCAACGCGGTCAAGATGGCTCTCGGCTGGACCATCGGCGTCGTTGTTCCGGCAGCGGCAGCGGCCATCACCTTCCTGATCGGTGTCGCAACGGTCGTAGGCGGCTGGATCGCCATGGCAGCCGGCGCCATGGTCAACGCCGCCATCATGGCCGCGGCGTGGCTGGTCGCGTTCTGGCCGATCGCACTGATCGTCGTCGCCGTCGTCGCACTAGCCGCCCTGATCATCGCGAACTGGGAGTCGATTTCCAAATTCACGTCCGAGGCGTGGGCGAACATCTCCAAGTTCGCAACCGAGGCCTGGGACAACATCGTCGCCCTGTTCGCTAACCCCAACCTCCTCTCGGACGCGGCGAAGAATATCATGGACGGCTTCCTCGGCGGCCTGAAGGATGGCTTCGAGTCCGTGAAGAACTTCGTCGGCGGCATCGGCGAATGGATCGCGAAAAACAAGGGCCCGAAGGCCTACGACCTCGCGCTCCTGGTCCCTAATGGCGGCTGGATCATGAAGTCCCTCGAGACGGGCATCAAGTCCGGCCTGCCCGCCCTGAAGGACACCCTGGGCGGGGTCGCGGCTTCCATCACGGACGGAGTCAGTCCGACCATGAACGTCTCGGCCACCGGCACGGCGGCCCTAGCCGGCCCCGCACCGGCCGCGGCCCCGGCATCCTCCGGGTTCACCCAAAACGTCACCATCAACGAGGCGTCCAACACGGACGAGATCGTGCAGAAGGTCTGGACCAAGTTCCAGCACAAGGCCAAGGAAGCAGGTATCCGTGTCTAAGAGCGTCTTCCTCAACGGGCAGGTCCTGCACGGCAGCGACCGGTTCGGGCACTGGCTGGTCACCCAACTCGAGGGCTGGGGCGAGTCCCCGCCGGTCCGGGTCGAAGATACGGCCCGGACCAACCAGGACGGCGACCACGACCTGCCGGTCCGGTATGGGGCCCGCCTGGTCACGATCGGCGGGCGGGTCATCTGCCCGTCGGAGTCGGCGGCACAGCAGGCCCGGACCAGGCTTACCGGGCTTGTGGCCGGCAAGGTCCGGGCGCAGGTCACGGCCCTGGGCGAGACAACTTGGGCGGACGTGAAGCTCGCCGACAGGGTAGACGCGAAACGTTCCGGCCGGCTGGTCCGCTTCCAGTACCAGCTCCGCGCCCCGGACCCGCGCCGGTTCGGGAACTCGCAGACCGTCGCGGTTGCTACGGGCTCCCCGGTGGCGGTGAGCCATCGCGGCAACTACAACGCGATGCCCAAGTTTATTGTCCGGGGCGACATGCCGGGCGGGTACACGATCACGGTTGACGGCTGGAATTACACGGTCACGTCGGCGCTGGTAACGGGGCAGCCGCACCGGATTGATTATGACAACGGGCGGCTGTACCGCAACGGCGTCCTGACTCAGGGGTCGGTGGGAATTGTGACCACGACGCAACCCATCCCGCCGGGCAAGTCTGTCGCCGTTGGGCTGTACCCGTTCACGACCGGATCCGGTTCCGCGGACATGACCATCATCGACACCTATATCTAAGGAGGCCGCATGGCCTGGCGCGTGTTCTCCGTAAGTACTTCCAACTGGTCCTCGAAGGTGGAGTTGACCCCGTCCGCGTCCCCGTGGGCGCGGGCGCTGGGGTCCGGCAAGGGCGGCTCGTCCGAGTTCAAGGTCCGGGATCCGGATGTTGCGTTGACGGCCACGAAAGCGAACCTTGCCCCGTGGGAACGCATGATCGTCATGGACTTCTACGGGCAGGTTGTTTACGCCGGGCTCATCACTTCCGCGGATTATGACCGCGGCGCCGGGACCGTGACGGTCACGCACGAGGACATCAATTCGGTGTTCGCACGGCGTGTCATGTGCGACATCCTGTCCGATGGGGTGCAGGCGCGGGCGGGCCTGTCCTATTCGAGCGCGTCCCTGTCGATGCTGATCAAGCAGGCCGTGTTCCAGGGCCAGAATGATGCGGCCCGGTTCAACCTTCCGATCGCTCTTCCGGCGGACGCGTCGGGCGGGTATGCGCGGTCGTATGATCCGTGGAACCTGCCGACCGTCGCGTCCATTATTGACGACCTGACCAGCACGGAGAGCGCCCCGGACCTGGACTTCGCGCCGCGCTGGCGTGATGACGGGTCCCTCGAGTGGGAGATGCGGTCCGGCTCCCTGACTTCCGGCACCTGGTCATGGATGCTCGACACGAACACGACTACGGCGTCGGGCCTGAAGGTCCGCACGGACGGCACGGGCATGGCGAACCGGATCGCCGCGGTCGGTGAGGGCTCGGAAAAGAAGATGCTCCTGTCCGTCGCTGACGGTTCGGCGGCCTCCAGCTTCCTGCCGCTGGACAAGGTCGTCAGCTACAAGGACGAGAAGGTCCAAGCGAACCTCGCCGCCCGCGCCCGCGCCGACCTGGCGAAGTTCTCCAAGCCTACCGAGCAGGTCTCGATGGATGTCCAGATGGACGCGGATTTCAGCGTTGACATGCTCAAGCTTGGCGGCACGGTCAAATGGCACACGCAGGATGATCCCTGGCTCGGTACGGGCTGGCAGTCCTCGCGCCTCATCGAATACTCCGGGGATCTTTCCCTGAAGGTCCATCTTGAATTTCAGTCAGTCTAGGAGGCGGCATGGGTAAGTTCGACAACCTCAACGACTCGCAGTTCCCGGACATCCTGCGCAGGCTGGAACGCCTCGAGCGCGGAACCCCGATGAACAACGCGGCTATCGGCCGCGGCGGCATCGAGGTCTACGACGGCGGCCTGATTACCGTATCCAACGGCGGCATCAAAGTCACTGGGTCCATTGATGTCATCGGGGAACTGATCGCTTCCGGGACCCTGACCTTTACCGGGACGCTTACGCAGGAGGGCGAGTCGACCTTCACCGGGCCCACTCACTTCGAGGGCAACACGGACGTGACCGGCAACTTCGACGTCGACGGGCCAATGACCACCACCGACACCCTGGACGTTGAAGGTGTGACAACGCTCAAGAATGACGTGAACGTGACGGGTGCGGGCAAGGTCACCGCGGGCGGCGTCAGCCTAGACCCCAGTTACCTTTCCGGGAGCCTCCGGTTCTCGAATGGAACCTATGTAGCCGCCACCCCGAACGGCGCGCAGCTTGTCAAGACGGGCGGCGGAGGGGCGGTCACGGTCTCGTCGTCCCAGGCGGACATTGGCGCGGGGGCTGGAGCGGTGATCGCAAACGACTCAGGCGTGACACTTCTGGGGCTGCCGACCACGGCGCTGAAGCCAAACCTCTACATTGACCCGACAACGAAGCTACTCTACAGGTCCACGGCGACGTTCTAGCGCGGCGGGCAGACGGTAAGCCTAGCGGTTTCTCCGGCTTTGGCTAGCTTGTCGCCTGCTGACTTGCGCAGGTCTTCGGTGGTGAAGCCACCGTCGTAGTGCTGGCAGAGTTCCAGCGCCATCCCGGCAATGTCAGCGGGCGGAAGGGCGGCGTAGGCGGTCCCGGAGCTCTGAACGTCTTTGACGAACTCGCCAACCTTCGCCTCGTTCACGACGGTGGCGGGCTGGACTACACCGCGCCGCGTCGGCTCCGCGCTGGCGGCCGTAGAGGACGCGCACCCGCTGAGCGCGAGTGATGCCAAAAGAATGATTCCCCCAAGTCTTCCCATGCCGTGAGTGTAGCCGACCGCGCACCCGATTAAAAACCCAGCCTGCCATGCGCGGGCTTTCTCATGCCCAGGAGGCACCATGCCCACCGTTACCGGCACGCTGAAGGACTTCGGGCTTGCGTCCATTTCCGCGAGGCAGCCACAAATCACCTTCACCCCGTCCGGGCCGGCATTCAACGGCTCCCTATTCCTTGCCACAACGCCGGTCACGGTCACCCCGGATAGCGGCGGCGCGTTCAGCGTGACGCTGTCCAGTACCGCGGACCTGCGCCCGGACGCCTGGTACACGGTGAAGGCCACATGGCTTGACTCCGCGAGCAATTACATCGGCGTGGACGTCATCGAAAAGTTCCGAGTGCCATCGACAGGCGGCGCGATCGGCGACCTTGCCGCGCTCGACTTCGCCCCGACGTCCGTCTATGCGTCCCCCACCGCACCTTCCAGCCCCGCTATCGCTACGTGGTGGCTGAATACCACGACCGGCGACCTTTCCGAATGGAGCGCATAACATGCCTTGGATCCTAAAAGCTAACCTCAAGGGTCCGGCCGGCACCCCGGGGACTCCCGGCGCACCTGGTGCGCCAGGCGCTCCCGGCTCTCCGGGTGCTGTGGGGCCGGCGAACCAGATCAGCGTCGGCACGGTTGTTGCTGGCGCGGCTGCCAGCGCCAGCCTTACCGGGCTCGCCCCGGCGCAGAAGCTGAATCTGACGCTGCCGCAGGGCGCGAAGGGCGACAGGGGCGCCAAGGGCGATATCGGCAAGACCGGGCCCGCGAACCGTCTCAGTGTCGGAACCGTGGCTGTTGGCACGTCGCCGGGTGTGGCGCTGACCGGGACCGCCCCGGAGCAGAAGATCAACCTGACCCTTCCACGTGGACCGCAGGGCCTTCCCGGCACCAACGCTGTCCCCGCCGATGCGGCCGTTGCCGGATACATCAGCACGGAGGGTGAGTCTCTGACCCGCACGGCACTCCTTGCCGCCGTAGCGGAAGCCTTCCCGACTGTGATCGCCCCGGAGCCGACCGGCGCCGACGACACGATGATGCTGGATACCTTCGTGGCAGCGAACGCCGGGAAAGTCCTATCGCTGCGCACGGCCGCGACGTACATCACGCCGAACGGGCTGACCCTTCCGACGAAGACGTTCCTGCTGGGCAACTACGCGACCCTGGACTGCACCGGCATGGCGGACGCCGACCACCTGTCCCAGCGGTACGCGATCCGCTCCGACGGGACCCTCGGCGACACGGTCCTCGTTGACGCGCCGATCACCAAATGGGGCAAGACCGTCACCAACGTGAACACCACGCCGGGGATCGCCGCCAGCGGACTCGTGGCGGGAGACATGGTCCTCATCTCCAACGGCGAACGGCCCGTGATCGGCATGACACGCACCGACCGGTCCAAGGGCGAACTGAACGAAATAGCCTCCGTCGATTCCCCCACGCAGGTCACGCTCCGCTACGGGGCCCTGTTCGATTACGCCTCCACAGACCTCGCCATCCGCAAGGTCACCCCCGTTGAGGGCGTGGGCGTGGAGTCCCTGAATATCCTCATGGGCGGGGTGGACTCGGCCCACAACGGCGTGCAGGTCGCCTACGGGCGCGACATCACCATTGACCGGGTCAGTGTGGACGGCGCGGAAGATACCGCCCTCGGCCTCCGCGCCGTCCTCAACGGCAGGATCACCAACAGCACCGCCCGCCACTCCACTTCATCTACCAAGACCGGGCCAAACTTCGGCCCCACCGGCTACGGTGCCGTCGTGTGGGACGGGTCCCGGCATATCGCCGTGGAGGACAGCTACTTCTACGACTGCCGCCACTTCGTGGCCGGCGGCGGCGCGTGGCCTCCCGCGTTCGTGGACGTCAAGGGCAACGACGGGCAGCGGGCGAGCTCTGCAGGGTATGACTGCCACGAACCGTGCCACTACTGGACGTTCGACGGGAACACGGTTGAGGGCGCCACGCACGGCTTTTACCTCCGCGGGCAGTACATCACGGCCCGCAACAATGAGATTTCCGACTGCTCGGGTGAGGCGTTCGCGGTCCACACGTTCGACGGCGTCCAGGAGCAGCGCGGCATCAGGGTCATTGACAACACGGCCAACCGGACCGGCTACGGCCTCAGCGTCGGCAGGACCGGCAGTGAGTACGAGTACGTCTCCTACGATGTCGAGGTTACCGGGAACAAGTTCACCGACTGCGGGACGAACCCGATCCGGCTCCGCAACTTCATCGGGGCGAAGGTTGGCGGGAACACCATCAACGGCGGCGCCGGCCACTCGATCCGGCTCGAAGGCGCCTCTTCGACGGTGCGGTCAAGCAAGCTCACGATGTGGGCGAACGACATCAACGGTGCCGCGCAGTGCGCCTACGACCTGCGCTACATCGATGACATCAACCTTGTCGGCGGTACCGCGGACACTCCGGGGCAGTATCCGCTGCAGATGACCGATTGCAACGACACGATCACGAGCGCTTTCAAGGGCATCGCGGGCGGGTACGGCGGGATCTTCATTAGCGGCGGCGCCCGGCACCAGGTTAACGGGTGCGAGATGCGCGGCTCCACGAACGCGGGCATCGCTGACGGTGTGCGGGCGGACGCTTCCGCGGATGTCACGGTCATCGGCGGCATCTACGCGCAGGCCCGCTGGGCTGTGTGGACGACTAACACGGACGGCGTCATCGTGCAGCTCGTGAACGCCCGAAACTCCGGGTCCAAGATCAAGGTCGATAACGCCACCAGCCAGTCAGTCAGCAACAACCTCATCTGACCCACCCCTTGCCCTGCCCCTGACCGGGGCTATTTTTATGCCCTGATCAGGGGCAGGACGGAGCACTACCATGCCACTCCCCACCAACCTCTCTACCGGCCTTGTATCGGGCCAGTTCTTCCTCCCGGACGGCACCCCGGCGCAGGGTACAATCCGGTTCACCCCGGGCGTGCAGTACCTCCCGGACCCGACCGCGGCGCCGTGGCCGGCAACGATCCTCAACGACCCCGTCACGGGCGTGCTGGACGTCGAGGGCTTCCTCTGCCGGCCGGACGAAACAGACCCCACCCTGCCGGGTGCGCACGGGGCGGTCCTGATCGCCGGGGATGACCCGGACCTGTCCGTGCAGGGCTGGACGTGGACGGCGCACTACGCCTTCACGAACGCCGAGTTCACCATCCCGGACCACGCGTTCTTCCTCCCCTCCGACGGGGTGCTGGATCTGACGACCATCGTCAAGGTTCCCACCTCTACCGGTGTCGGGACTGCGCAGGCCGCGGCATTGACTGCCACGGCGCAGGCAGCGGCGACCGCCTCGGCAACCTACGCCGCGGACGCCGCAGACTCCGCTGACGCGGTGCAGGCCATGTTCGACAACGCCACCGCCACCGCCACCGCCTCGGCCCTGGTCAAGCGCGACAGTAACGGGCGGGCGAAGTTCGGAGACCCCGCCGCCGCCGCCGACGCCGCGACGAAGGGCTACACGGACGCGCAGGTCGCCACCCGGGCCGCCCTTGCCCACACGCACCCGGCCGCCGACATCAGCGATTCGACGACGGTCGGGCGGGCCGTGGTCACCGCCGCGGACGCAGCCGCTGCCCGAACGGCGATCGGCGCCGGAACATCCAGCCTCGCCCTCGGCACCACGGGCACGACGGCAATGGCCGGCAACAAGACGTTCACGAAGACGGACGTCGGGCTCGGGAACGTGGATAACACGTCGGATGCGAACAAACCCGTCAGCACCGCTGCGCAAGCAGCGCTTGACGCCAAGGCCCCGCTCGCGTCCCCCGCGTTCACTGGCACCCCTACCGGCATCACCAAGACCCACGTCGGGCTCGGCAATGTTGACAACACCTCCGACGCGAACAAGCCCGTCAGCACCGCCCAGGCCGCCGCCGACGCGCTCAAACAGGACGCGATCAAGCTCTACCAGACCAGCAGCGACATCACCGTCAACAACTCCACAACACCCGTAACGGCAACAGGGCTTGCCCTGCCCGTCGCGGCGAACACCACTTATGAGATCAGCGGCTCACTCATCTACTCGGCGTCCCAGGCCGCTGACATCGCCTTCACGTGGACCTACCCGGCCGGGTGCGCCATGAACTGGATCCCCGACGGCATCTCCACCGGCTCCACCAGCGCCACCAACTCCATTGCCCGGCAAGTGCGCGCCATCACGGAAGGCGGCTCCATCGGCGGCGCGGCAGTGGGAACCAAGATTTTCGCGTTCCCCAAGGGCATGCTGATCACCAGTTCAACGGCGGGAACAGTACAGCTCATGTTCGCCCAAAACACCCTTGACGCAACGGACACCGTGCTGCACGCCGGCTCGTACCTGAAGCTCACAAGGCTGGCATGACCCATGAGCGAGCCAGTCATCCTCGCCCTCATCGGCATGTTCGGCCTGCAACTGTCCGCGATCATCAAGGGACACTTCGACACGAAGAAAACCCACGCCGAAGCCCGGGCCGCGAAAATCGAAGCGCAGGACACCCGCGCCGAAGGGCAGGAAACCCGGGCCACAGTCAACGCCATAGAGCAATCCATCAACAACCGGCCAACGTCCATCAGTGACCGGCTCGACGCGATCAAGGCCGAAGTGACCGAAGGGTTCGCCGCCGTGAACAACGACCTCGCCGCCGTCCACGAGAACGTGCAGACCCTCACCAACGCCGACGCCACCACGGCCGGGCAGATCGACATCCTCGAGAAGTCAGTCGCCGCGCAGTGGCAGGCCATCAACGCCCGCCGCTAAGCCCAGGAGGCAGTGAAAATGACAACCATCAACGAAGCCCAGACCGCGAAGGGTTACACGCCCGCCGCGCTCGTGCCCGCCGCGTTCGGTCGTCCCAGGACCATCGACGGGATCGTGATCCATCACTGGGGCGTCACGGGCCAGCGGCATGACGACGTCGTGAAGTTCTTCGTCAGCGGCCCCGGCACCACCTCCGCGCACTTCGTCGTCAGTGCCGGCCGCATCGACTGCCTCGTCAGCCCGCAAGACGCAGCCTGGCACTCCGGCAACGCCGTGGGCAACGCCACAACCATCGGCATCGAATGCCACCCCGAAGCGACCGACGCGGACTACGCCACCGTCGCCGAGCTCGTCCGCTACCTGCGCGACCAGTACGGCACGCTGCCACTCTCCCCGCACCGGCAATGGAACGCGACCGCCTGCCCCGGCATCTGGGACCTGCCCAAGATTGACCGCCTCGCCGGATCCGCAGCCATCAATCCCCAATCAACGACAGTCCAGGAGGACGAAGTGACACCTGCTCAGATGAAAGAAATCAAAGAGTGGATCCAGACCTGCGTCAACAAGGCGATCAGCGACAACTGGGCCACCGAGGAAGTCACGCAGCGCCTCATCCAGCAGGTAGCTGTAGGGATCAACGGCATCAAGGCTGGAGCCGTTGACGTTGACGCCATCACCAAAAAGGTACTCGACGGCGCAGCAGCAAGGCTGGCTGACTAATGGCTGAGCATGTCATGGCGTCCACCCAGACGGCCTACCCGTGGCGGGCGACCGTCCGTACCGCCTTCGCCTTCCTGGTCGGCCTGGCGGCCGCGTGGGCGCTCATCATCGAGGCCGCAGGGATCGACCCCGGCCTCGAGTGGGCGGCAACCTCCCTCACCGTCGCCGCCGGCATCACCCGCGTCATGGCCCTGCCCGCCGTGGACGACCTGATCCGCCGATTCGTCCCGTGGCTGGCACCCGACACGAAATAGCCCGAACATGACGCCCCGTCCTCCACCCGGAGGGCGGGGCCTTTTGTGTTTCCAGGGAGTCCTCCGGGAGGTTTGTATCCAGCACGACGCTTTTACCCCTAGTAACTTTCGGGCATTCATGCCGACATGCTCCACGTAGCACGCTCCAACAGGAAAATGCGAGGGCATGAAAAAACCCCGCCATCCCGGGGAATTTACCGGAATGGCGGGGTTCGTAACCTGTAGCGGTGGGGAGGCTCGATCTCCCGACCTCACGATTATGAGTCGTGCGGAAACCCCTAGAATACGCGGAATTTCCGGGCTTAGGGAGGATTCAGTCAGGTTCAGCTTTCCGGACCCCAGCCCGTTCGGCCTGCAGCATCTCATCCACCCGACTGACAACGGCGTCGAGTTCGTCGTCCCACAGATGACCGTAGACGTCCAGACTCATGGCCGCCGAGGCGTGCCCGGCCATGCGCTGGATCGTCTTGACGTTCGCCCCGGCATGGATCGCCCAGCTTATGGCTGTGTGCCGGAGCTCGTGAGTGTCGAAGTCAGGTATGCCCGTCACCCCGCGAACCTTGTTCCACACCGGCCGCCACTTGTGCCGGGTCCAGGCGTTCCCGTCCGGATCCGGCATCAGGTAGGCATCCCGGCCCTTGCCTTTCGCGGCGTCCTTGAGCCGGGCGAGCAGGTCCGGGGAGACTGGCACGTCCCGGTGCTCCCCGGACTTGGTCTCCCCGTCCGTGCCGTCGCCGTCGATCGCCGACTCGATCCGCACCCGCCGCCGGCGCACGTCCAGGTCCGATACGCGCACCGTGGCCGCCTCGCCCCGCCGGGCCCCAGTCCGGAGCATGAACAGCACCACCAGATCGTGAGGCTTGACGGCCTCGAGTAGAGCGTCGGCCTGCGCCACGGTCAGGTACCGGCGCGGCACGGTACGCTTCTTCCGGCGCTTCACCCGGGCCATGGGGTTAGCGGTGATGGCCTTCGCCTCCACCGCGTGTTCCAGGACAGCCTTCATGACGCCCATCAGGTAGCCCTCATAGGCGGCGGACAGCGGCTTGCCGTGGACGGTGAGCAGGGACGGGATCCACTCCCTGATCGCGGCGGCGGTGACGTCAGCGGCCCGGACATCCTGCCACCGGGCCTTGAGGTGATGGTTCCATGCGGCATCGTAGGCGCCCTGGGACCCGGCGCCGATCCTGTTCTTCGTGGATCGGTAGCCGGGCCAGATATCCCCGATGGTCAGGTCTGCGGCGGGGTTCGCCGGGCCGTTGAGCGTCTTGTCAGCGAGGAACTTGGCGGCGGCGTCCTTGACTATGAAGGACTTCTTTTTCTCGACCCCGGCCTCGGTCCACACGGCCCGCCAGCGCTTACCCTTCCCGTATTCGGGCGTACGGGTCCGGTCCCGCCTCACCCAGCGGTCTTCCACTCGCACCGCTTCACCTGCCCGTCAGGTCCCGGCCGAGGAGCCGCTGCATGATCAGCCACTCGTCGACGTCAAGGTCTGAGATGTACGCGTAGACGTCCCGCGGCAGGACGCCGAGGTTCGCGGCGATCCCGTCGAAGCGTCCGGCGGCCCGTCCTGCGGCGAGCATGGCCCGCGGGGTGATGAGCCGGCGGGCGGCCCACTTCCCCGCCTCGGTGCATCCGTTCGGGCAGATGGTCCCGTAGTAGGCGTGGCCGCGGCGGTGCTCGGCGATGGACCGGGTCAGGGCCTCGCGGGTGTAGAGCTCGTCGGTGGTGGTGGTCATGGCATTGTCCCCTGTGTGCGTGGAGTGCGGCGCCGTGCCGCATTCGGGGTAACCGTAACAGTGTTGCCAGAAGTTACTAGAACGTATTTCCGGGAATCACCGCCGGGGAAGGCGGGTTCCCGGCCTATTCGCAGCCTGTTGTCAGGTTTTTATAGTTACGAAAACGATATGAAAGCTCCGCCAGCAGCTCCTCATCCGTCAGGTGAATGGCCTTCGTCAGCGGCGCGACGTCTTCCTTGTCAAGGTCATGCCAGGTGGCCTCCCCGGCCCCGTCCTGCATCTTCGCGAGGACCACCAGCCCGGGGGTCAGTTCGGCCCGGTCTGCCCAGATA